AGCTCCTACTGCGTCCGAAGCGCAAGATTCGTTGTACAGTCTCAATTCACTGATTGATTCGTTTAGTTCGAATCCCCAGTTTTATTTCTACACCAGCGACGAGATGTTCTCACTGGTGGCTGGGCAAACTGCCTACGCTATTGGAAATTCATCTGTGGAAATTGCGTCAATCACTCGCGTTACCACAACGGCCACTGCAACTACGGTAAACCCGCATGGTCTTGAATCTGGAAACCGAGTAACTGTTTCGGGCGCTACCCAGCCGGAATACAATGTCACCGCATCCATCACGGTGACTAGCCCCACGAAGTTTACATACACCGTGGCGGCTACTCCAGCTACTCCAGCTACGGGTTCTCCCGTGTTTACGTCGGCAGACTTCAACGTCTCAAGGCCGATTCGACTTGTTGGAGGATTTACCCGCAGTGGTACGCTCGACACACCACTTGGGTTGATTACCGAGCAATACTGGAACAACATTGAGTACAAATCTCTTGCTGAAAATCCCCCTGTGAAGATTTTGTACCGTCCCAGTGCGCCGTTTGGGCAAGTAATTCTGTACCCCACGCCTACCGGTACACCGCCAACATTGCACATTCGTTCTGAAAAAATGATCTACCAGTATAGTTCACTGGTGGACACGCAATTTCTGCCTCCTGGTTATCAACGGTTGCTTGAACTGTCATTGGCTGTTGAGTTGGCGCCGGAATATGGTTCTCGCGCAGCGCCGGAAACTGTGGCGTATCTCAAAACGTCTTTGGCAGACACGATCCGCACCAACATCCAAAAATTGCCGTCATCTAGGATTGGCGCAATCCCGGCATCTAACACATACACGGATGTTACAACGCCAAACGGCGTCATTGGCCAACCTAATGGAGGCGTGGCATGACAATGACCGCACGCGACATGATTGCCAGCGCACATCGGCTATTAAACTTAGCCAACGCTGGTAATGTGCTGCCCGAAGCGGTCTACCAGGATAATTTGCCTGCATTGAATCGGCTGATTGATTCGTGGAACACTGAGCGATTGGCTGTGTTCTCCACTCAAGACCAAGTGTTTGACTGGCCTGCTGGCACGATCAGTCGCACGCTTGGACCTACTGGCGACTTTGTGGGGAACCGGCCCATCTTGTTGGACGACGCGACGTACTATCGCGACCCCAGCACAAACGTCAGTTTCGGCATTAAGATAATCAACCAACAACAGTACGACGGTATTGCGGTCAAAACCGTTACCTCAACGTATGCCCAAGTGCTGTGGGTCAACATGTCGTACCCAAACATTGAGATGTATTTGTACCCAGTGCCCACGCGCTTGGCACAATGGCATTTCATCTCTGTGGACGAATTGACACAACCTGCAACGCTGGCTACGGAATTGACGTTTCCACCGGGTTATCTGCGTGCGTTTACTTACAACTTGGCCTGCGAAATCGCACCCGAGTTTGGCGTTGAGCCGTCACCCACCGTGTCGCGAATCGCCATGACGAGCAAACGCAATCTCAAACGCATCAACAACCCCGAAGACATCATGTCAATGCCGTACTCGCTGGTTGCTACCCGCCAGCGATTTAACGTATACGCTGGCAACTACTGAACATGAAAACACCCATCCTTGGGTCGTCCTACGTTGCCCGCAGTGTCAACGCTGCGGACAATCGGATGGTCAATCTGTTCCCCGAGGTCTTGCAGGAAGGCAAGGAAGCTGGATGGTTGCAACGTGCGCCAGGCTTGCGCCTGCTTGCCACGATTGGCAGCGGCCCTATCCGAGGTGTGTGGGCGTTTGCCAGCAGTGCATCTGTTGCGTTTGTGGTGTCTGGCAACGGGTTGTACAAGATCAACACCTCGTACATTGCCACACTGGTGGGTACTGTGGCAGGTAGTGGCCCCGTCAGCATGGCTGACAATGGTGCGGTACTCATCATTGCCGCAAATGGGCCGACATACACTTATCTGAATCTTCCCGGTGATCCTTTAGACGGCAGCTTTAATCAGATTACGGACGATGGTTTTCCTGGCGCGGTAGTCGTAGGGTATCTTGACGGCTATTTTGTGTTTATTGCGCCAAGTGGTCAACGCATATACGTCATCCCAACGATTACCGAAGCGGGATCAGGGTACATATACCCGTTAGTGTTTGACCCATTGGAATATGGCAGCGCGGAGGGGTCGCCCGATGGTGTAGTCAGCCTGATTGTAGATCACCGCGAAGCATGGGTCTTCGGCACCAACTCGGTTGAGGTTTGGTACAACAGTGGAACAAGCGATTTTCCGCTGCAACGCATCCAAGGGGCGTTCAACGAAATCGGCTGCGCTGCAACATATTCCGTCGCCAAGATGGACAACGGGTTGTTTTGGCTTGGTGCTGACGCCCGGGGCCGAGGTATTGTTTACCGTGCCAACGGTTACACTGGCCAGCGCATCAGCACGCACGCTGTTGAGTGGCACATCCAGTCCTACGGCAACATCTCCGACGCCATCGCGTACACCTACCAGCAAGACGGCCACTCGTTCTACGTTCTGACGTTCCCCAGCGCCAACAAAACCTGGGTCTACGATGTGGCAACGCAAGCCTGGCATGAGCGAGCAAGCGGGAACGACAATCAGTATCGACACCGCAGCAACTGCCAAATGGCATTTGCTGATGAGATTGTTGTGGGTGATTTTCAAAACGGCAACATCTATGCGTTTGATCTAGATGTTTACGCTGACAATGGTGCAATTCAAAAGTGGTTGCGGTCATGGCGAGCGTTGCCTCCTGGGCAAAACAATCTGACGCGCACAAACCACCACTCGTTACAATTGGACTGTGAGTCTGGTGTGGGGCTTGATGGCACCGTGCAGGGTTCCGATCCGCAAATCATGTTGCGCTGGTCGGACAATGGTGGCCACACATGGTCTAGTGAGCATTGGATGCCATTGGGTACGATTGGAAATTACAGTCAGCGCGTGTTATGGCGCCGCCTTGGCATGACAATCAAGTTGCGCGACCGAGTCTATGAAATCAGCGGTACTGACCCGATCAAGATTGCTATCATGGGCGCTGAACTAATTTTGTCCCCCACTACGTCGTAATGGCCGCATCTCCAAACGCCACCCCGACACCAATCACCCCACCTCGGGTGGCGGTGCTTGACCCTCGCACGGGCCTCATCAGCCGCGAATGGTACATGTTCTTCTTGAGCTTGTTCCGCGTTGCCGAGGGGAGTGTCAACGCGGACACCAGTGGGCCAACCACAGCCTCGTTGGCGGCATCGCTGGACGCTGCGATTGACCGTCTTCAACAAGAAGTGCAAACTCAGCCGGTGTCGGTGCTTGAGCAAGTGCTGCCACTGCTGGACGCGCTGGCGTTGGAGTTGCAAACCCAAGCATTGTCCGTCATCGAGCAAGTGCAACCATCGCTGGACGCGCTGGCGCTGGAACTGCAAACTTTACCTCGGGTTGACCCAGAGGTTTCGGCTAGGTTTATCCTGCCGTTCAACATTACACCAGGCGCATCTCCCTACACTTACCAGAATACAAACACATACCCCGCCGATATTATTGTCAGCGGCGGCACCGTGTCTGCGATTGCGTTTTCACGCAATAACGTAACTTTTTACACAACGGGTGGAACTACTGGGATGTTTCAATTGTCACCGTATGATTTTCTGCGGGTGACTTATACAGTAGCTCCAACAATGACTCTTGTGCCGAGGTAATAAATGGCTAGTCTTTCTCCAGCACCGAAACTGCAATTTTTTGACGCCAATGGTGATCCGTTGGTTGGCGGCAAACTTTATTCTTATATTGCAGGTACAACCACTCCGCTGGCTACTTACACAAGTCAAGGCGGATCAACACCAAACGCCAACCCAACTATTCTCAATTCGCGTGGTGAAGCGGATGTGTGGTTGGGCAACGACTCGTACAAGTTGGCGTTGTACACTTCCAACAATGTATTGGTGTGGACGGTTGACAACATTTTGTCTGCCGAGGCACTTGTGGCAATCGCGCAAAGCGCACTATCGCTGCCCAGCGGATCTTCGCAAGTAGGCTTCCTGCAAACGGGCACCGGGTCTGTAGCTACGACCGTGCAATCCAAATTGCAAGAAACGGTGAGTGTCGAAGATTTTGGGGCTTATGGTGACGGAACGGCAAATGACACTCTTGCTATTCAAACCGCGTTGAACAGCGGCGCAAAAATTGTGTATGGTGTTCCCGGAGCGACGTATATTGTAAACTTTTCAGGTACGAGAGTTGTCAATG